GGGCTCGTTACGCTTAATCATCAGGCCGATGGTTGGGTTGGAGTAACAATAAAGTTGCCACTCAGCAACCATACGAACGTCTCGTATGAAAATGTCACGTAGACGCAATGTAGGGTGCGGTTTAAAAGCCGGCTTCTCTCGAGGAGTTTCAAATGGATATATGAACGCCTGAAGTACCTTTATCTTCTGCAACACAACGGGTCGGGTCAGCCTTAAATGACCGGGCAGTTTCAACACTGGCCAGCAACAAAATTGAAATGGACGCAAGTCCAGACACGCGCATGTTCACGGATCGTGCTACGGCAGGTCGGGTTAGCCCACCTAAAATAGCACGACTGGTGCGTAGTGTCATCGACCACGCCAAGGGGCCACTCGTGACTCCGAAGCGCTCTCAATTGCCCATCTTGGCCACAAGAGGGGTTTCCAATGATCATGCGCGGATTGGTCAGAGGATTCCGTCACCAGGCAAATCGGGAAAGTCAATTGCCAAACCGCGAGGTAAGGCAGTGCGTCTTGCGATGAGACGCAACCCTCCGAAAAGGGGAGCTGAAGTCGTCCGTGGCACAGGTGGCGGCGGAGGCTCCATTATTGGTGGAAAGATTATCAGTAGGAGTACTAATAGTAAGAAAGCCAAAGGAGGCAAATCGGGCGAGCCAAGTTCTTCGGGACAAGGCGAACCCGGGGGTGACGAGGCCCCTGATCCAGCAGACACACCATCTGCTGGCGGCGGACAATCCGCAAGTGGGGCACCATTTGGTGTACCTGCCAAGAGTGCGACAGGCCAAGCTACTGCGTGGCCGTGTCGGGTGAAGGATAAGGACCATAAGGAGCTGCAGGAGCTGTTTGGTCCCTATACCAATCCCACCACAGGTCCACTCTTTACCGACGCCACCTGGCGAGTATTGAAATCCTTCGGGGATAAGTTTATCAAAGGTGGTAGGTGGTTGCCATCGCCAGATGCCCTTCAAGGACAACAGCACGGTCTCAAGTGGACAACTCGCGTTCTTGTTAGGGGTTCCATCTGGTCCACAGCAGATCTCATGCACGCTGAAATTGAAATTCGGTTTCCTGGTAGTGAAGCGACGTCGGTCGTTCCATTCCAGCGTGTAGTGACGAGTGCTGTCAAGGCAACGTTTGGGCGACTAGTCTATTGTGTGAGATCTGACAATGATTTCAGGTTGGTACCTCGTGTGGCACCAACTGTTTTGAGGCATTTAGGCCATGCCTTACGTTACTGTGTGAGCAGCAACTCCTTTTACCTACTCGACGCTCCTTGTGAGCCCGAAGAGGCACTTACGTCACGGTTCGTTGACTGGTGTTTAGGTGAATCGCGTGAACCACCCGTCACGCGCCATGAAAGTGTCATTTCGGTGCCACGTTCAATGGTGGAGGAGCTGTATCCCAGAGCCGCCGGCCGTAAGCGTAACGAAGCCCTTTTGAGGGATCTGTCGCGAGCGGCCAACGTAATTGTCGGATCAAGCAACCTTGTGTCCCAGGAATGTAAGGGACGCGTAGCAGCAAAGTTGGCCTTCTTGGCAATGGTCTACAATGCTGAAGCGGAG